TAATGATATTAGGAGGTTAGAGTGTCCTTTATAATTGTACACGTACCTGTACCTAGTGACATAGAGTCATACTCTTGTATGCCTGATGATACAGGAGAGGGTATAGAATATTTTAATTCATCCCATGAAGCGTTTGAATGTCTAGAGATTATGGGATTAGAATTTGATAAAGACTTTAAAGTGTTGAGGGTACATTGAAATTTATAATTAGTATTATACTTATGATGTTTGCTTTCATGTCTATGGCAAAGGCAGATGAAGATGACTTCACTTGTTTGGTTGAAGCTATATACCACGAAGCTAGATCAGAACCACTGATGGGAATGATAGCTGTAGCTAATACCATACTCAACAGAGTGTATAGTAAGAGGTATCCTAATACTATATGCAGTGTAGTACGTCAAGGAAAATATTGGGAAGGTCATCCAGTAAAAAATAAATGTCAGTTCTCTTACTGGTGTGATGGTAAGCCTGAGATGTTTAATGATATGGTGTCATTAAAAAAATCTATTGCCGTTGCAGAAATGTCACTGATGGGAGTAGTAATGAGGGATACCCTTAACTCTACACACTATCATGCTACCTATGTTAAGCCTGATTGGTCTAAAAAAAGTAGGTTTATTAAGTTAGATAAGATAGGCAACCATATTTTTTATCTTGACAAAGGGAAATAAATAGTATATAATAGTACTTATATTAGTAATTAAGAGGTAATAAAATGGTAATAAAAGATATATTATATAAACAAATAGAATTACTAAAGAAACAATTAGAAGATAGTAGAAAGAGAGAAGAGATTTTAAGGGAAGAAAATTCTAAGTTAAAGCAGGTAGAGTCTAACAAAAAATGGGCAGAGATTAATGACTAAAAATTTATGGCAAAAAGAAAGACAATATTTATTTAAAGATCTTGTCCGACAATATATGGATGAGGGTTATGATTCAAAAGAAGCAAAGAAGTTTGCCAAGCAAGAGTTAAATGAGATCATGGAGGACAAGGAAGACTTTGTTCAAAACATTTGGAAGGAAACTTTTACTGATGTCTAAGTGGGAACTATATCTTACCAAGAGTATTGGTGATGTTGTTGTTGGTGTCTTTCCAAACAAGAAAGAAGCTAAAGAAGAATCTAAATATAGACAAGACCTAATAAAAGTGTTTGACAAAGAATTTGAAATAAGGTATAATGTAAGAAAGGTTAGGAGCTAAACATGACTGAAGACTTATTGTACATACCAGACTTCTTAAGATCTACTAAAGGTAAACAAAAGAATATGTCTATCAATACCACCAAGAAAGCATTACACATACCACCATCTCCATATGCAAAGAAGCCACCGAAACGTAGAGCATTGATAGGTGCTGGCCTATGTGACATATACCTCGAAGATGAGATGCCTAGAATAGGGTCTGGTCATAGGTTACTATGGTTCAGAAAATCTAGAAAGTGGACACACTTCTCAGATATGCATGGAACATCTGGAAGAATGTTGAGTAAAAACTTTGATCGTAGAAAAAGAATTAACATTATGAAGGAGCAGTCTAATGGGTGAAGCATGGGGTGAAAGAGGTGAGTGTCCTGAGTGTGGATCAAGTGATGGTAATGTTGAACACTCCGATGGTCATTCATATTGTTTTGTATGTGAGACAAGGTTCTCTGACGTTGAAGCAAAGGTTATTCCAATGAAGAAAGAAACTAGCTCACCATTAAAATCAGTTGGAGTCTTCTCTGGTATTCTAGATAGACAGATTAATCTAGATACTGTCAAGAAGTTTAACACCCAAGTTCAAAAAGCTGGAGACAAAGTTACTCACCATATCTACCAGTACTTTGATAAGGATGGTAAGCATGTAGCTAACAAAGTAAGAGAGGTTGAAGGTAAGAAGTTCTGGTCTGAAGGTAATCTGTCTAGCTCTCTTCTCTTTGGTCAGAGTGTCTTCAATCAGAAGGGAAAGTTTATTACTGTTTGTGAAGGTGAGATAGATGCCATGTCTGCCTATGAATTGATGGGCAGTAAGTGGCCTGTTGTCTCCATCAAGAATGGTGCTAACTCTGCACTGGAGAATTGCCGTAAAGCTTTTGATTATCTTAATGCATTTGAGACTATCGTTCTTTGCTTTGATAATGATAAGCAAGGCAGAGAAGCCAGTGAAAAGGTAGCACAACTCTTTGAACCCAACAAGTGTAAGATTGTTAGTCTTGAGTTGAAGGATGCTAATGAGTATCTAAGGGCTGGTCAAAGAGAGAAGTTCACACAGGCATGGTGGAATGCCAAGCCATATACACCAGCAGGTATTATTAATCTAGCTGATCTTGGTGACAAACTATTTGAAGAAGAGTATTGTGAGACTTGTCTCTATCCTTGGGCTAAGATGAATGAGAAGACCTATGGCATGAGAACTGGTGAGTTGGTATGCTTTACCAGTGGTGCTGGCATGGGTAAGAGCAGTATCATAAGAGAGTTGATGCATCATATCATGACTAGCACACAGGATAACATTGGTGTCTTGGCAATGGAGGAGAACACCAAGAACACAGCCTTTAATATCATGAGTGTTGAGGCTAATGCTAGGCTGTATATCAGAGAGATAAGAGAGAACTACACTAAGAATCAGTTGATGGAGTGGAGAGATAAGACCATTGGCTCTGGTAGGTTCTTTGCTTTCGATCACTTTGGTTCTATATCCAATGATGAAATACTGGATAGAGTAAGGCATATGGCTAAAGCTCTGCAATGCAAGTGGATCTTTCTGGATCACCTGTCTATTCTGGTATCAGGACAAGAGGACAATGGTGATGAGAGGAAGTCTATCGACATTCTAATGACCAAGTTAAGGTCACTGGTAGAGGAGACAGGCATAGGTCTATTGCTTGTATCTCACTTGAGAAGACCAGCAGGTGACAAGGGACATGAGGATGGCAGAGAAGTATCTCTGTCTCACCTAAGAGGTTCAGCCAGCATAGCTCATCTATCTGATAGTGTCATAGCACTGGAAAGAAACCAGCAATCAGAGGATGAGTTTGAATCCAACACAACTACCATACGAATACTTAAGAATAGATACACTGGAGATACAGGTGTGAGTTGTTATCTACATTACAATAAAGAAACTGGTAGAATGGTAGAAGTTGAGAACCCTTTTATGGAGAATGAAAATGAGTGAAAACAAAAGACATAGAATAGGGTTGCAATCTAAATTAAAATCAATGGAGCATTATGTATCTAGAGGTTATTATATATTTGATGAAACAAATCAAGGGCCAATAGATTTTATAGCTATAAACATGGAAGGTGACGTTAAATTTGTTGAGTGTAAAGCTATATCAAAACGTAGTGATGGAACAAAAATTAATAGAATACTTACAGATAAACAAAAAAAATTAAATAATAAATTTAAATTGAAGGGGTATCCACCCATTGAAATTATGTATAGTGATGTAAAGGAGCTAGGCAATGAGAAACAACAGAGCTAAGTTTGATAAGGCAGAGTATGATAAGTCTAATCCTGTAGCCATAGCTGCTATGGAAGGATGGCTTGCAGAAAAGATACCTGATTTAATTATAGATTCGACTGAAGACTATGGCTTTGATATTAGAGGTACGATCAATGGAGGTGAATCTAAAACTTTCTATGAGGTAGAGATAAAGTATGGTTGGACAGGTGAGTGGCCTGAGAACTGGACTGAGTTACGAATACCCTATAGAAAGAAAAGATTAATAGATCTATGGAAAAAAGATTATAAGAATGACCTCTTTACTTTCGTTGTGTTTAGAAAAGATTTAAAAAAGGCTTGGCATATACCAGCAGATGTGGTAGAATCTAGTGAGGTGAGAGAAGCACCCAACAAGAATGTAGCAGAGGGTGAGTTATTTTTTCACATTAATGTTAAAGATATTTATCAAGTGGATATGACATATGACAACAGCAATAGTTGATATTGAAACAGATAGCTTTGATGCAACCAAGATACATTGCATAGTAGCTAGTTCTATTTCTGGTAAGCAGAAGGTATGGATTGAGAATGAGTGTAGCCAGTTTGGTGAATGGTCTAAACAAATAGATCAATTCATTATGCACAATGGAGTAAGCTTTGATGCACCTATACTTAACAGACTAACAGGTTCTAATATAAAGCTCTCTCAAGTAAGGGACACTTTGATTGAGTCACAATTATACAATCCCATAAGAGATGGTGGTCACTCACTACAATCATGGGGAGAAAGACTTGGCTATAGTAAAGGAGACTATAATGATTTTACTACGTTCAATAAAGAAATGTTGGAGTATTGCCAAAGGGATACTGAGCTTACTAGGAAGGTGGCTGGTGTCCTCTCAGGAGAGGGTAGCACGTTCTCAGATAGATCGTATAACCTCGAAAGGAAGGTTCGAGCAATAGTAGATCATCAAGAAAAGAATGGCTTTGCTTTTGATATACAGAAAGCTACAGTGTTTCTTTCTCAGTTAGAGGATGAACAGCACAAGCTTGAGGAGAAAGCACAGGAAATGTTTGAGCCTACTGAGGTCAAGCTAAAAACAAAAACCAAGTACATACCATTTAATATTGCCAGTAGAAAACAGATAGCCGAAAGATTAATGGAGAGAGGATGGAAGCCAACAAGTAAAACTGAGAAGGGTAATGTGATTGTATCTGAAGAGATATTATCAAAGCTTAAAATGCCAGAGGCTCAAATGTTTAGCCGATACTTTCTATTGCAGAAACGTACTGGTTTGCTCAAGGCTTGGATTGAGGCTTGTCAGGAGGATGATCGTGTAAGGGGTAGAGTAATGACCCTACGTACTGTCACTGGTAGAATGGCTCACAACAGTCCTAACATGGCACAAGTACCAGCCACCTACAGCCCCTATGGTAAGGAGTGTAGAGAGCTATGGACAATATCTAATCCTGACACTCATGTTCTTATGGGTACGGATGCTAGTGGTCTGGAGCTACGTTGTCTTGCCCACTATATGAATGACTCCAAGTTCACCAGAGAGGTTCTTACAGGTGATGTTCATACAGCTAATCAGAAGATGGCTGGACTAGAGACAAGAGATCAGGCTAAGACTTTCATCTATGCTTTTCTATATGGTGCTGGTGCATCCAAGATAGGTAAGGTAGTGGGTGCTGGTGCTAGAGAAGGACAGATATTAATTGATAGGTTTCTACAGAATCTACCAGCACTAGCTCGATTAAGAAAGATGGTAACAGAAGCTTCAGAGAAAGGAACAGTCAAAGCTTTGGATGGTAGGTTGCTTCACATTAGATCTAGTCATGCCAGCCTTAATACTCTCCTACAAGGAGCAGGAGCAATCATATGTAAGGAATGGCTTGTTCAGATGGATAGTCTTATCAGAAGTTCTGGTATAGATGCCAAGCTAGTAGCCTCTGTTCATGATGAGTACCAGTTTGAAGTAGCCAAGAAAGATGTAGATGTTCTTGGAGACATAACAAAGAAAGCTATGAAGCAGACAGAGGAGAGCTTAGAGGTTGGATGTCCTCTTGACTGTGATCATAAGGTAGGAAATACATGGGCAGAAACACATTAAATAAATAAAAATAATGCTTGACAAAGCACTTATAATTTGTTATAATATACTTATAAACTATAGTAGGAGGTTGTGTTCAAAGAAATGTACAGTAAAGTTATATCGTTATTATCAATCGTTATTATCATAAGGAGAAAGTTATCATGGCTAATCATGTAATATCAGGCCAAGCTTATTGGTCACACGTTATCCGTCCCAACACTAAGTTTAATCCAGACGGAGAGTATAGTATAGAGATATGCAATCTTGATGCTAAGAATAAAAAGGTTGCAGAGAGTACTGGTTTAACTATCAAGAATAAGGATGATGACAGAGGAGACTTTGTTACACTCAAGCAATATGCTACCAACAAAGATGGATCTCCACGTAAGATTTCTGTCAAGGACTCTGAACTAAATCCTTTTTCTCAAGGCTCAATAGGAAATGGCTCTAAAGTTAATGCCAGTTTCTATCCAAAACCATACACTAATTTTGGTGGAGGTGTGAAGGGATACCTAAATTCTGTCCAAGTTACTGAGTTGATTGAATACAATGATGATGGTTTAGGTGTCGTTGAGGGTGGCTACGTAGGTGAAAAGACTGAAGATGATTTAGCCTTTGCTTAATGTAGACATACATTGTTTAATCCCCTAACAATGGAGACTTGGAGGGGTACTGTAAAGTGCCTCTCCACTTTTTTGATATGAAACAAATTGATACACTGGTTGAAGACATTTATAAATTATTCTCTCTTGATCCTATAGACATGGATGAGAAGGAAGTAGATAAACATATAGATACTTTTGGTGAGATGTTAAAGGTACATATAAAAAAGTTTCTGTATGAAGAACCCAGAAAAAAAGGTGAGCTAAGATTATCTATCATAGGCAAACCTGACAGACAGTTATGGTATAATGTAAGATCTAAAGAGGAGATTGATCTTGCACCTAGTACAAGAATTAAATTTTTATATGGATATATATTGGAGGAACTACTTTTACTTTGTGCTTCTATAGCAGGACATAGAGTAGAAGACCAGCAAAAAGAAGTGGAGATAGAGGGTGTTAAAGGACATCAAGATTCATTGATAGATGGTGTGTTAGTGGATTGTAAGAGTGCTTCGGGAAGAAGCTTTGAAAAGTTTAAGAACCATAACTTATTACACGATGATCCTTTTGGTTATGTTGATCAAGTGTCAGCCTATGCTCAAGCCAATGGACTAGATGAAGCTGCTTTTCTAGCCATAGATAAATCCACTGGTGAAATTTGTTTGTCTCCCCTACATCCTATGGAGTTGACAAATGCAAAGCAACGTGTTAAGAATATTAAAGAGATGGTTAAGAGAGATACAATACCTGATAGGTGTTATAGTCCTATACCCGATGGTAAGTCTGGTAATCTTAAGCTACCCATTGGTTGTGTTTATTGTGATTATAAAAGAGACTGTTGGTCAGATGCTAACCAAGGGAAAGGTATCAGAGCCTTTGAATATGCAAAAGGTAAAAGGTACTTGGTGCAGGTTGGTAAGGAGCCTGATGTTCAAGAGGTAGTAAGTTGGTAATGCATTGGGAGTATGATAAGAAACCTGATCTAACACAGTTCGGTTTTGTCTACTGTATTACCAATGTTAAAACTGGTAAGGCTTATATAGGTTGTAAGCAGTACTACAACTATCGTAAGTATAAAAAGAAAACTAAACAAACTGAATCTAATTGGAAAACTTATATGGGTTCAAGCAAACATCTTATTGAAGATATTGATAAGGTAGGTAAGAAACATTTTAAGTTTGAAATTATTGCAGAGTTTAAAAACAAAAGGAGCCTAAGATACTATGAGTGTTACTATCAAATGAAGTACAATGTATTATCATCTACGTTGGAAGGAACAGATGAGCCAGCCTTTTATAATAATTATGTGGGTGGTAAATTCTACAGACCAGTACAACAGTATGGTTAAATTTAAAGTATCAGCAGGTGAAAACTTATATGATTTGAGTGAGAAGAATCCCTATAAAACTTTATATCTATCTGTTATATTACAAGCCCTAGTGGATTTATCAAAGCCAGTAAGAGAGGGAGAGGTTAGTGAGGTCACAGATAATAGAGAGGAAGCACACTCTTGGTTCTTTACATCATGTGAAGATTTTGAAAACATTTGTTTCTATGCAGGACTACCACCAGAGAAGGTAAGAGGTTTTGCATATGAAGCTATTGAATCGAAAGGGGAAGAGGATGTCAAAAGAAAATTTTCAAAATGGTTCTAATCCTTTAGATACTCAAGTTGGTGGTAATCATTATAAAGGATGTGGTATTCAACCAGTAGAATATATTCATGCAAATAATCTTGACTACCTAGAGGGAAATGTGATAAAATATATTACTCGACACCGTACCAAGGGTGAAGGTAAGAAGGATATTGAGAAAGCAATACATTATGCACAGTTAATATTGCAGATGCATTATCCACAAGAAGGAGAACAACAAGAATTATTTAACGACTTAATAGGGGAAAGGGGTAGGCATGTTCAAATCAAATAGAAATCCACAATTCAGATCTAAATTTAGTGAAGATATATTTTACACCAAGTATTCTCATGAAGGTGCTGAGACATTTCATGAACTGGCTTGTACATTAGTTGAGGATGTATGTCAGGATAAGTTATCTAAGGATGATAAGGAATCTCTGATAGATCATATATCTAATCTTAGATTTATTCCCGGTGGTCGTTACCTTTACTATGCAGGTAGAGAGAAGAAGTTCTTTAACAACTGCTACCTACTTAAAGCAGAAGAAGATACTAGAGAAGATTGGGCTGATCTATCTTGGAAGTCTGAGTCCTGCCTTATGACAGGTGGTGGTATTGGTATAGATTATTCTGTCTATAGACCTGAAGGACAGACCCTCAAGGGTACTGGTGGTATATCCAGTGGGCCGATACCTAAGATGCAGATGATTAACTCTATAGGACAGAAGGTTATGCAAGGTGGTAGTCGTAGGTCTGCTATCTATGCTTCTCTTAATTGGCAACACGATGATGTAGATAAGTTTCTTAAAGCTAAGAACTGGTTTGATATGCCTGTTGGTAATACAGGTAAAACTTTATTTGATATTAAGCAGGATGATTTTAATTTCCCTGCACCACTGGATATGACAAACATATCTGTAAACTACGATACCGAATGGTTGTTAAACTATTGGGAGAAAGGAGAGATAGGAGATGTCTTTAGGACTAATGTACGTCAAGCTCTTAGAACTGCTGAACCGGGGTTCTCGTTCAACTTCTTCGAGAAAGAAAACGAAACACTCAGAAATGCCTGTACTGAAGTTACTAGTGAGGACGATTCTGATGTATGTAATCTTGGTAGTCTTAACTTTGCTCGTATTGATGACCTTAACCAGTTGCAAGAGGTCGTTCAGCTTGCCACACAATTTCTACTGTGTGGAACCCTTCGAGCAAGTCTCCCCTACGAAAAGGTGTATCAAGTTAGAGCTTCCAATAGGAGATTGGGCCTTGGTTTGATGGGACTACATGAGTGGTTGATACAACGTGGTCATAGGTATGAGACTACATCAGAACTTCATAGATGGTTTAAAGTATATGAAGCTGAGAGTGATAAGGTAGCTCGTAGCTTTGCTAATCAACTAAACATATCTGTACCTGTTGCTGTCAGGGCTGTAGCACCTACAGGTACGATAGGTATTCTTGCTGGTACTTCAACTGGTGTTGAACCTATCTTTGCTGTAGCCTATAAACGTAGGTATCTTAAGAACAAGAGGTGGCACTACCAGTATGTTGTTGATAGTGCTGCTCAAGAAATGATAGAGCTTTATGGTGTTAAGCCTGACAGCATTGACTCTGCTCTTGATCTAGCTACTGACTATGAGAGAAGACTAAACTTTCAAGCCAACGTACAAGAGTATGTTGATATGTCTATCTCCTCTACAATCAATCTACCTTCATGGGATACTGAGGATAACAACGAAGATAAGGTAGAAGACTTTGCTCAAACTCTAGCTAAGTATGCTCATAGACTAAGAGGATTTACCTGTTATCCAGATGGATGTAGGGGTGGTCAGCCTCTAACAAGGGTTGCTTACTCAGAAGCTAGTGAAAAATTAGGTGAAGAATTTGAAGATAATATACAGGCTCATGACATATGTGAGATCAGTAATGCTGGTGGAACTTGTGGAGTTTAAAAAAAAGCTTGACTAAATGATTAATATCGTAGTATAATATGTATATGGAATGCCAATAGTGGGTTCCATAATATCTTGCTGAAAAGGAGAAAACTATGAATGTAAGACTCGAAGGTAATT